GGCAACCATAAAGCGTGTCAATCGGGAACTAGAGCGGGGTCTTAATGCCACAGTAATCAAATTTGATGAAACTCAACTTCTGCTAGAAGTAAGTGTCAACAATATCACAGTTGAAATCCTTTTCTCAGAAAGGTATCCCTTTCATCCACCCTTTGCTCGTTGCGCGGGTGAATATATGAATCTCCGGGTTCTTTTGCCCGATAACTGGAAGCCGTCTTTGGGTATCAAGGATATCATCCAGGCTATTACAACTGTAGAACCTGCGGATTAGGCGTTCCCATCCATGGCTTGACCGAAGGCGGAATCATCCCCTTCTCATCAATGCTCTCCCCCACTAACTCAAATTCATTTTTACCCGTATCCATCTGAGGAGAATACTCAAAGGGTCTTAAAGAAGCCGTTTGTGTAGGACGGTATTCATCAACAGGGTATTGTCCGTCAGGTGTTACATCATCCCGTGTAACATCCTTGGGCGTTTCCCGTATGTCAACACGGAGAACATTTTCCTCATTTTCTATATTCGTTGTGGGCGCAGTGTAGGAGGCTGAGCTCGTTGTAATAGCCGGCACAGAAGGCCGTAAAATCTTATTCTGAACAATGCTGTTATTGCGCAAAACAAAGAGAAGTGCTAGTGCTACAGCCAGTGCGATACCAACAGTCGGTGAAACATATGCCAAGCCCACGCAGGCAAAAACAGCAACAAGTTGCATCAAAAGTGAATCAGATAATTCTAAAAGGGGCCGAGACAGTGTTTGGCTGGACCCAACAACGGCTACTGATACTGCAACTAAAACCAAAATTGCTACTTCCCATTTTTGCATGATTCTCTAATCCTTACCAAGACTTTTTAGAAGACAATTTAAAACTTGAAGAGGATAGAAAGACAATGTCGCGGATACGAATCCCAGATTGTATGAAACAAATCCCACCAGCTGTACTAGCAGAAAAACGTGTCCTATCCAACAGAGGATATTCAATACCCAAAGAGGGCTTGACACATGGTCAAATAGCTCAGTTGAAAGACGCGCTAACAGTTACACCCGTTGCGCCTTTAGAATACTCTGCTGGACTAGATAGTTTTCCCGTATATTATGAATCACCCTTGCGCCTCTATGTCCCGCGTATGTGGGGACAAAAAGCATTTGGTCTGCCTGATGCTGATATTCGCAAAGAGGGTAAGCCCCTACGCGGGGACTTAGTCTTCCAGGGTTCTCTCCGACCCCATCAAACCGAAATTACAGATACTTTTGTGGCAAAAGGTAAAAACGGAATTATCTGTGTTCCCTGTGGCTGGGGTAAGACATTTATGTCTCTTGCCATAATGGGAAAAATCAGAAGAAAGACAATTATTGTTGTTCATAAGGAGTTTCTGGTGTCTCAGTGGATAGGGGAAATCAATCGTGTATATCCGACTGCTAGAATTGGACGCCTACAAGCAGACGAATCCGAAGTGGGCGACGAATTTGATATTACAATTGCTATGCTTCAGACAGTGGCAAAACGGGAATATCCAGACGGATATTTCAATGATTTCGGATTTGCCATCTTTGACGAGTGTCACCATCTCGGAGCGGCTCATTTTAGCAAAGCTCTTATGAAAATTCAGACAAAGTGTATGCTGGGACTCTCGGCTACTCCGGATAGGACGGATGGTTTATCAAAAGTCTTCGGCTGGTATCTTGGGGACATGTCTACCCGGATAAGAGCGAGAGAAGAGGATACAGAAGTAGAAGTTCGTGTATTTGATTATACAACTACAGATGATGAATACACAAAAACTAGTTATGATTATAGAGGTAATCCAATTAGGGCGCGACTCTTAAATACAATCACGGAATATGAGCCCCGTACCCGCTACTTGATACCAGCTATCAAGCAGGCATATGATGAGAAGCGGAAAACGCTTATTCTGTCGGACCGGCGCGACCATTTGTTAATGTGGGAACGGTTGTTGAAAGAAGCAGGAGCTTCAGATGTTGCGTTTTATGTGGGTGGCATGAAGCAGAATGCGCTGGAAAAATCAGAAGAAGCACAGATTCTGCTGGGAACCTACAGTATGGCAGCAGAGGGTATGAATATTCCGACTCTTAATACGATTGTTTTATCAACACCCAAGAGTAATGTTGAACAGTCAGTAGGCCGAATCCTGCGACAGAAAAAAGATGAGCGTCAGTTTAATCCGCTCATTATAGATATTTTGGACCAGCCCCATGATTGTTTCGTTTCACAGTTCAGAAAACGCCATGATTATTTCAAGAAGTGCGGATATAAGATTAAGCATTGGAATTCGCAAGGGCCTCTTGATACAGAAGCAACACCCTTAATGTCAAATGAAATCCAGTTAAACGGACCAGCATTTATTGATGAATAGAATGCTTCAACGGATTACCATGAAGGCCGCATTAGGAAAGGGATTCACGCAGATTGCGCCTATTTCTTATAGTAACTGGTATAGCTACACAAACAAGATAGATATGATTCTGCTAGATCCTTATTGGGCCCAGTTTCAAGTTGAGTTGCGACAGACAGACCGGTTTTTTGTAAATTATGGATTAAATAAGGAAGTGGGTCTGCTAATAACAACAAAACAAAAGCAATGGATTCTTAAAAATTCATCATCACCGGAGAATTATATGCGGGTTGAAATGGCCTGGTTAGATTTAAGCAAATCAATATAATTTGCTTAGATGGAAAAAGAAAAAGCAATCTGTGGAATGTGGCACATTACGCAGAATGAACTGCGAGTAAATGGAAACTCGGCAAAGGGTCTTTCAAACATACGAAATAAGTTAGAGCCATTTGTTTTTAATGCGTTAGAGCAGTTATACGGGGCTAAACTAACAGAGTTTTGGAAGACGTATACACCCCCAAAGAAAGCAAAAAAGGCATTTATGATTACAGAAGGTCGGATTCATCCCAACTTGTGGTTTGTTCTCCGCAATATTGCGTGGGCTGGTCCCGATATGTCTGTCTATATTTTTTGCTCCGACCAGAACTATGACTATATTATGGCTCTGCTAGGAGACAAGGCGCCACATTTCAATGTGATTGTTGCATTTAATGGAGATCCTCCCAAAGAACAAGCAATGCAAGAATATAATAATTTTTTAACATCCTACACAACATATCAGTTAATAGATGCTGAATATGTTACAACAATCCAGATGGATGTATATTTACGAAAGCGCTTAGAAGACCATCTTTTCCGTTATGATTATATGGCATGTCGCTGGGCATGGAAGTCAGATGAACCGGGTGGGGCTGTTTCCATTAGACGGATATCTAAAATGATTGAACTCTGCCAGAAAGCCCGTCCAGATCTAGCAGTTAGTTGTGCCATACCCGAAGATGAATTTATTAATAGATTAATCATATCAAACAACTGTCAGCAGGCACCTGTGCTGGAAAACATAGAAAATCTATTGGAATCCATACATGTATTAAGTGACCCAAAAGGCAATCGTTTTATAACAGACCCCTATATTGTCCATCAAGCATGGACATTTTCTTGGACATTTTCTTGTGAGCATTTTTCTCATTTTTGGAATGAATTACTTGTTATTCGCATTTAACGGTGACGGCTACGAGAACGGCAGGCAGCGGGACCGACGCGTCCATTCATCGGTGCTACAACCGCATACGTGTCCTTGAAATTCTTTGAGCCGGCCAAGTCAAATGAATAGGCAGCCGTGGCAGCCGGATATACAAGACCCGAAGCAGGTAAAGATGAACCAGAGATAGACTGGGTCATCGACTCAATCGGGGAGCCGACTAAAGCTCCTCCGCGTTGTCTCCTACGGCTACGGAACGCAATCTGTGTGGGTAAGAGACCACCCGTTAGTGTAGGCTGTGCTGTAATAGCAGGGGGTACACCCATACCGGAAGATAAAGGCATCTGGCAAGCGGTCGTATCGTATACAGGAACCTTACCTAACATATTATCCATTGGGTTAACTGCTATACCCGCACCTCCGCGTTGTACACGCTGTTTCCGGGTAAAACGATTTTTCCGGGAAGAGCCACGCCACTTACGATTCTTTCTGCTAGCACCTCCCATTTGACAAGGGCAACGGCCACCGCGCTGCCGCCGGCGCGACCTTGATGCGGTTAATTGTCCAGGTCTAGCAGTATTAGCACATACTGAATAAGGCATTACACCACCACCCGCACCACGAAATGCGGGAACAGATGAATTAGTCCATGCTGCAAAGCCAGTTCCTCCACTTGTTACGACCATCCTATTTACACAATAGAAAGGATTTCGTAACTTCCAGCAAATTCCGCTGATTCTTTTACACGCACCTTGAACTGCGGGTTGGTCTTCGTTTTTATACGCATTTCTTTACTAATACCAGGATCTTGAACGAGTGCCATTCCCATCTTGCCACCGTCAGCCCGAGTTAGAAAATATTGGTCGGGGAATGTGCCTTTTGTTGCGATTGCCACCGGGTCTTCCACTTCCTTCGTCACTTCCTTCGTCACTTCCTTCGTTACTTCCTTTGTTTCATCAATAAACATAGACTTAGATGGAGCAACTACTTCATCCGCTTGAGCACGGCCAATCCACAAATAGCGTCGCCGACCAGCCTCTTCAGGAATGATTTCACTAATACCCAAAGCCTGAAGTTCTGCTAGAGGTTTTATTTCCCGCAAACGCAGACGCAGGCCACCCATTAAATCCTCATCCGCAAACACATCTTCTTGTAGCGCCTTCTGTGTTGCCTCCCATCTTTGGCTAAAACCCGCCTTATAAAAAGAAGCTAGTCCCTTGTACATTAACATATCTTCCACTATTATCGCCTTTTCAGAAGGAACCAGTGTAGCAGCAAAGATGATTCCGTCTGTTTCATAAATAGCAGGATCAACCCGCATCCGGAGAATAAAGACCCGCTGCCACCGCGATTTACCGCTCGTAGGCTTATCCTGTTCAGCATACACAACCGCCTTGAGCCGAGGACATACACACAAGAAACCAGACCTGCTGGAATCACCAGGCCTTAGCGAAGAATACCATTTTCCTACAGAAATGTCCGCAACATTAGCATCCTGTAGTGGATTGTTGAATCGCCAAGTAGTATCACGCGGTCCTAGACTCCATGATGCTAACCAGTCATATACATTGTGTGTATCTTCTAGTTCTGTTAGAACAGGAAGACGCAGACCATTTGAAACAGGAATAAGACGTGTTTGAAGTGCCGTCATATCTATCTTATTTTGGTAAGGGGGCTTTATACCTTTTCTAAAAAAGCGGCGAAAAGCCGTTCTTCTCTGTCTTATCAAACGCAAACGCGCCCGGTAGCCATTCCCCTCCATTTTGCGCCATATCTGACTCATATTTCTGTTGATCTCCAGCAAATCCGGGTGAAGAAATCTTTGAAGCTACACCGGTATCAACCGGAACAGACTTCTTATTGGAGGGGTGCGGTTGGAAGCTGGCTTCCGGATGTCTGAGATTTTCCGTAAAATGCGCCTCCTCTTGGTCTTCGGCGGAACGGAGTGCGGGTTCAGGATCATCTACTACGGGTCTATTTACACGGCGCTGGTTAGGCTCCTTTCTGAGGACCTCTTCAGACGTTTGTCCAGGTATATTCGGCATATCACGGCCTTGTACTTCAGCCACAGTCGGGCCAAGCATTTCTTGGTGTTCCGTTGAAGGAACATTCTGCTTCAAATTCGTGTAAGCATTACCAGAAGGATTATCAAGTGAAGCCAAATTCGGCTCATACCGAGCCCCAACCAAATGTTCCCGCAATACATTTGTCTCGTTCATGCGATTATATAGAACAAGTCCTATCTGAAACAGAAAAAATGCCACCACACAACCAACTACCAAAAGTATTAGCGCGCGTATCAACTCCATAATGCTCTATTTAAGAATAACGAAACATAAGATAGAAAAACGCGATGTCAGTTGACCAATTGGTTCAAACGGCGATTGAGTTTTTAACTAAAACGCCAACACCTGACGGATTTATGCGATTAGCAGTTACACTAGCACAAGAAGTCAATGCCATTAGAGCACTTGGAGGTAATGAAAAAAAGGCAGTCGTCCTGGATATTCTCAAACAGGCTGTCCAGAAGTCCCCGGTGCCAGAGGCCCAGAAGACAGAACTCCTTGACCTCCTAAAGACGGTTGTCCCCGCAACGCTGGATATTGCCGTTTCGGTCGCGCGAGGAGGTTTTTCACTTGCGAAGCCGAAGGTAGGATGTGTAGCTGCTTTATTTCGGTCTTGCTTGGCAGTGGCACCGATAGACCCGAAGTTGAAGGAGATGGCTTCAGGTGTTCTGAGTAAGGCTGAACAGGTAGCAAAGGCTGTTGAAGCAGGGGAATCGGTGAAGGCTGTTGTGATTGAACTTGTTGCGCCTGTTGCCCCCTTAGCCCCTGTTGTTGAGGCCGTTGAGACTGTTGCTGTAAAGAATGTGACTTTCGCTGATGTACCTGTTGTGCCTGTGAATGTTGAGGTAACAACTGTAGGAATTGATGCTCCCGTTGTAATTGGTCTTCTGATAACATCGCCTGCTGATGCTTCTCAGCCTGCCTCTGTAGTAGCAACAGCTCCTCTGCCACCTCCTGAGGTAACAGCTCCGGCGGATGAGAAAAAGGATGGAGAGAAAATAGAAGCTGTCCAAGATTGGGGTGCCTCAAAGTAAATCCATTGTCTAATTGATGAAAACTAACATTCGTATATCGCTCTTTTATACAAAAAGGTGATATAGGTGGTGTAGACAAAGATACAGTTCCTAACTGTAATAGCCAGTCAGTGCGACTACAGTGTGTTTGTGCTTCAAAACTAACAGCGATATCCTTTCCCGGAATATAAATCCACTTTTTAAGACCCATTGTGTAGACTACAACCATTTCTGCTCCATCCGTTTCCAGATCATTCGACTGGAAAAAAAGAAGTGCCTCCATACACTTAAACTTGAAGCCCCTTTTAATACCAAACACTAGGCAAGATGCAGGCCCAAGTAGTTGTTCTACAAACTAAAGGTGATACTAAACAGAGTAAGATTGAAATCACAGGTGATATTGATGATGAGGTTCCCACGCGTGTAGCAAAGATTCTGCGCAAGACAAAGCTTCCCCTTAAGATTGGTACATGGGACTATCAGAAGATGAAGTTGGAACTCTGGGGATATAAGGATGGTCGTGCTGGAACTGAGAATAAACATGAACTCCCACCCCCTGTGGACTCAGTTCTCATTTTCGGCGACGCTGTGCTAGTGGCTACAAATGAAATCGGTGAACCACTGAATTTTACAACAGCACAATATACCAAGTTTTACACAGCCATTTTCCAAGGGTTTGAAAGTTTGGATGAGGATGAAGAGGATGATGAAGAGGAAGAGGAAGAGGAAGAGGAAGAGGTCCTTGAAGAGGAAGAGGAGGTTGAAGTGGTGGAAGTAGAAGTGGAGGAAGAGGAAGTTCCCGAAGTCAAGCCTGTAGCAAAAGTATATGCCTCTGCTCGTAACAAGAAGATTCCGAAGTGGGCAATGGCGTCAGAACTTGAGGCCGAAGAGTATGATTAAATAAATTTGATTTAAAAAATCAGGCAAAGGATAAGTAATGAATTCATTTCGAGAGAAAACTCTTATTTGGATTGAAAATGATCTAGCAGACAATCTGGATGACAAGCAAAGAATTAATTTGGAAAAGGGAATGTATAATTCAGCGATTGATGAGGCCACAAAGCGTGGTGTACTCAAGAACTGGGAAAACCCCATCTTCAAGCACATTTATGCTGCCACGGTTCGCCGAACAATGAATAATCTGAGTCCACAGACGTATGTCAAAGGCAATCGTCTGCTAGAACGCTTACAGGAGGGTGAATTTGAAGTACAGAAAATTCCATTCATGACATACGATGAATTGAATCCGGAACACTGGCTTTCTCGTATTGATGCGCGGTTGAAGCGTGAAACTCGTCTGCTTGAGGGTAACAAGGAAATGGCTACGGACGCATACAAGTGTAGCAACTGCTCGAAGCGCCAGTGTGTTTATTATGAACTACAGACGCGCTCAGCAGATGAGCCGATGACATTGTTCGTATTGTGCTTGAACTGTGGCAAGCAGTGGCGTCAAGGCTAAAGCCCTTCCGCCTTCACTTATCGTGAAGAAGGCAGGGTTAAATATTCTTTCCAGCATGATAGGATGCTTCCTGCTGTTCCACCTAAAGACCCTAAGAAAAAACCTATTATTTTTTCCATTCCCCACCAGTTTACTGAAAATTGGATTCGTATACAACAGATCGCAAAACTTATTGGTCGTAAGAAATAGGGATGCTATACTATCTAGCAGGAATAACTTCTATCCTAGTAATTATATTACTGGTTAGTAGTCTCATAAATATAGCTGGTGCTGATGAAGTTAACCAAAAAGCACGTTACGGCAACAAATGCGATATAAAAAAACAAGTTTCATTAACTGACCCTAAAACCGGTATAGACTACACGATAGCATTTTGTGATAATACATGTGAACATGGATATCCCCACACAGTAAATGAAACTACAATAATGATTCCCGAGGGTTTTTCAAAAGACCGGCTTCCAACAACTATTGAGCATGAAAAAATCCATCTTCTTCAGCGTAGACATCTGGTCGTATGGGAAGGTTGGTATAAAGCACTTTGGTCCTATACAATTCAAGCAGAGCCTCCAGCAAAGATGCCTGCTGTTCTTCTTAATCTGCGGAGATACAATCCTGACACTAATGATAAACCCTTTGCTTGCTGGCGTTCGAGGTATTGGCCTTTATCTGTTTTCATATCTACTAACCCTGGATCAATAGCAGAAGCAAAAACAATTTGGTGGGATCAGCAAACCGGTTCTATTTCCGAAGAAGCACCTCCCGAATGGGCAGATTTTTTTGGCCGACAGCCACAAGATGAGCACCCGCATGAAATGGCTGCACAAATGATTGCGAACGGCGCTGGGAATAAAAATCGTAGCCAAGAATTGGCAGCCGTCTATGAAAAACACTTCTATCTGAAAGATAGGAGATGAGTATTTGCGGAGTTGATGGCGGAATTGCCCCAATTGCTCCTGGACCATTAAGTTCAATTAAAGATACAATTAAATATGACTTATCTGTAATTATAATTGAAACATCTGTTCTAAATAAAATAGAAAAGACTGGAGACAAATCCGGAAACAAATCTGAAGACAAAAAACCAAAGGAACTTCGAATGAGCAAACACGAAATGTATATTCCCAAAACAATCCGAATTAATACATTTATACATCCCATTACACGAGAACAAATGATAGAAATCATTTAGATTGAGAACATAGGGAATGATTTCACCGCGTCATGATTACTATCGTTTCGTAAATGAAACATGGTTAAATGAAACTGAAATACCGACTGACGCTGCTTCAACCAATATTAGTCGGCAAATTGCGGAACGAATTGAAAAACAGCTAATGGGCATTGTACACGATGAATTAACAGAAAGACCGGAGTCTAAACTTTCCAATTTTGTTAAGAGTATTTATCACACATGGAATTCTCCGAGACAGACGGAATATGTTGTAGTTGAATTAATCGGTCAATTGAAAAATGCCCAAACAAAAGAAGACATCGGCTTTATGATTGGAAAACTCAACCGAATTCAAGCCCGAGCTCCATTGACAATTAGGATAATGAGTGATGCCTATGATACACAGTATTCACGTCTTCAGCTCAGCGAATATGTTCTCTGCGTCCCACACAAGTATCTGCTGGAAGATGAAAAATATGCCAAAGATCGCGTAGCCTATCGCACATTTGCTAATTTAATAGGCTCCTATTTCGGCGTAGAATCTCTTGAATCTTTCGTAGACGTAGAAACAAAAGTTACTCATGTTTTGCCGAGTCCTATTGAAGAAGATGATACACCCAAGCGCTATAATCAGATGACCTGGCACGAAATTCAGGCTGCGTATCCTGACACACCTTGGCGCTCTATCTTTAAGGGTTTCGGTATCCCCGAAAGCAAATTAGAAGGCCATGCGATTATAGTTACAAGCCCCAAGTTCTTAGAATTTTTGAATGGCATGTTTAAGAATCATATAGATGAACTCCGGAT